GCCGACCTCTTCCAGCAGGCGGTGCGGGATCGCGCCCTCGTCGATCCCGATCCCCACGCGGCTCATCCCCAGCGCCTGGAACTCGATCGGCGAGCCCCCGCGCGTCATCGCCCGGTGCAGCATGAAGAGCGCGATCGCGGAATCCCCGTGGCGCGAGAGCTTCTCGCCGTCGGCCACCTGCGTCTTCGCTTTCGGCAGTTGCGCGATGCCGTGCACGACGCGCAGCGCCCGCAGGTCATCGCGCACCTGGCGGTCGCGCGGGATGTTGGTGAGCGTCCCGTCCTCCAGCGCCGCCTTGAAGCGCGGCATGTGCTCGAGGTAGATCTGGGGCGAGAGCTTCACCGCCTGGATGCGGCTCGCGCCGTAGCGGTCCTGCGCGTACTCCGCGAGCGCCGCGCCGTTGCCGGTCGCGTCCATGTCGCCGGCGCGAAAGCGCGGCAGCCGGTCCACGATGAAAAAGAGAATCTGCTCCTGCTGGCGGAACGGGCAATTCGAGAGCTCGACGTGGAGCCGCACGCGCTTCACCAGGTCGTCGCCTTCCTCAGCCACGTCGATCACCGTGAGATCGGACACGCGCCCGAAGTCCTCGCCGAAGTAGTGCGGCAGCCGTATGTCGAGCTCCTTCAGGTGCGGCGCGAGTTCCTCCTCGCACCACTGCGCGACCTCCGCGTAGCGCTCGTGCTCGGGCTTCAATCCGAACTCGGTCGTCCAGCGCACGCGCACGATCGGCGTTTCGGCGAACATGCGCGCTTCGATCAACGCGAGCGTCAAGAACGCGCCGCCGGATTGCGAGGGCACGACGTCCAACTCCTCCTCGGCGTCGTCGCCGTAGTAGGCGCGCACGTCGGCGACCCACTCCTTCTCGCCCTGGGCCGTCCACGTGAGGCCGCGCCGCAGGCACACGCGCTTGTAGAGTCCGGCCGCGACCGCCTTGTCGAACGTGATACGGTGGACGGTGCCCTTGCGTTTCCCCGCGCGCACTTCCTGGATCAGATCGTTGAAGGGGTTGTCCGCTCCGTTGTGGCTCGACAACACGCGTACGCGGTCGCCCCAGATGACCATCGCCATCGCGGCCTTCAGCAGTGCCTTCAGGTTCGCGTAGGCGGCCTCATCGATCACGATCACGCCCTGCTTGCCGCGCAGGTTGGTCGGGGGCGAGGAGAGCGCGACGATGCGCTTGCGCGAGCCGGGGAAGCGAATCGTGAACGACTGGATGTTTTTCGTGTTTCCCTGATCGTCGATGTCCTCGAAGATCCCGTCCTCGATCTCGGTCGCGGCGTGGTGGAAAACGCGCGCCCACATCGCGCACGCCTCGATGTACTCGATCGCCATGTCCTTCGTCGGCCCGATGTAGAACACGTTCGAGCCGTTCTCCGACGAGGCGATGAGCACGTCGTCGGAGGCTTCCGCCCAGGTGAGGCCGACGCGGCGTCCCTTTTCACCGAGCTTGAACGGCGACTCGTCTTTCACCCACGCCTGCTGATAGCTCATCAGCGCCGGCGGCGGCGCCGCGCGATCGGCCGCCCCCGTCTCCAGCCGCTGGAGCGGGTCGCCCGCCGCCAGCCGGGGGGTAGGGGGCGGCGCTTTCCGGGCTGGTCTGGGGCGGGGGGTCGCCATCGGGGCGGTTTAGGGCCTGCTAAAAGGGCCGTAGGGACGCCCTGGAACGCTCGGAGGGGCGAGGTGGCTACCCCCCCCTTGCCTCGGCATCCAGTACGTCAAAACCACGGGTTAAACCCCTGTTAAAAAATCAGCAAATCGATGTTTGGGGCCGTACCACCCGCCCATTCGGGGCTCTTTCGTGCCCAATCACCCCCTGCCAGGGGCGGACGGCATGAAGCGGGCAGCCGAAAATCCGGCAATCCCGCACCCGTTGCCGCGGCCCCGGATCGTCATTGCCGCCCACACAATCGAAGCAGGTCTCCCGGATGGTTCCGGCCACGCTCCGGTTGCGCGCCTCCCTGTATCGCCCTGCCGCGTCCGCCCGCAGCTCGGTAACTCCCGCTCCCGGGCATCCGGCGTTCTGCTCCACCCGGTTCATGTCGAGGTAGTACGCCTTGAGCGCGAGCGCCTTCGATTTCGGCTTGTCCCTCAGCCGCTCGAAAACCGTCTTCCGTGCCGCCGGCTTGATCCCTGCGGCGCGCAAAGCCTTCAGTTTGGCGTGCGCCTGCCTCAGTCCCTTTGTCATTGCGTTCATGCGACCTCCCGCTTCGGCCAATCCCACCAGCAGCTCCCGGCCGCGGCGACGCTCTTATGCGGCACCGACGTGCGCGATTGCGGTGGCGCGCAGTCAGGAAACACCGTCAGATTGAGCGCCGGAAATTCTCCGTCGCCCCAAACGTGATTGACGATCGCCGGGTGTTCGTGGCTGCCGTTGTGCAGCGCCTCGGCGTCCGGCTGACGGAAGATCACAATCCGTCCTTGACTCGGTTTCATGGTTTCCCTTTCCGTTCATCATTCATCATTCATCATTCATCATTGGCATCAGCTCGGGATGCCGAGTATCTCCCGTCGGATCTCCGCGACCGCGCCCTTCGAGAGCCCGCCCTTCTTCGCGATTCTCTCGATGCTCGCCGCCGCCGCCTTCGAGCGCTCGCGCACGTGCTCGCGGTATTTCCGGTGCGCCACGTTCGCGCGCGTGAATTCGGCGACCGCGCGCACCAGGCTCGCGATGTTGATGCGCTTCGGGTCCACGTTCATGTCGCGCAGGATCGAGAAGAGCTTCTCCTGAATGAGCCGCATCAGCGCCTCGTTCATCGCGCCGTCGTCGTCGGGCGAGGCGTTCACCACCGCGCGCGCCTGGTCGGTGGCGATCTTCAACGCCGCGAGCTTGTCCTCGAACTTCTGCCCGTAGCGGTGGAGCGAAGACTTGCCGATCTCGAAGCCCTGCTTCTTCAGCCACGCCGCCAGCGCCTCGTAGCCGGAGAAGCGGCCCTTCACCAGCCGCTCGTTGAGTTCGTCGAGAACCGCGTCGGGCAGCAGCGCGATCTTGGAGCGTTGCATCGATCATCCGATCGCGGCCTGGCCGCGCGCGAATCTCCCTTCCCTCTCAGGGGGAAGGGCGGGGATGGGGGTGGTTTCTCTCTTCATTCTTGCGTGATCTGCGGGCGGTCGATGCCCGGGTCGCACTCGGCGGTGTACTCCGCCACGTCGATGCCGGCGCGCGTGAGATGCACGAACCAGCGGTCGGTCGGGTCGCGCCTGATCTTCGCCAGGCCGCGCTCCTCCAGGTAGTCGAGATCGCGCCGGATCTCCCGGTGCGTGGCGTCGGGGTAGACCGACTGAACGATCGGCAGCAGCGCCTCGGTGTAGATGCCGACCGGCCGCGTCGCATTGACCGTGCTGATCAGGTACCAACGAATCGCGCCTTGGCGCGCGCGGGCCAGCATGCGTGGCGTCAGGGTCACGGTTTGACCGCTTTGAAAATCTCGACCAGCAGCATCACCGCAAAGGTGGCGACGGAAACGACCATCGCCCACATCGCCTTGCTGTCGTCCTTCGTCTCCCTGGCGCCGGACTTCTCGCCGGTCTGCGCGGAAAACTTTTTCTCCATGTCCAGGCGCACGGCGGCCAGGTCGCCAGCCTGCTTGTCGAACTCGGGCCGCGACACACTGAATCCGCTCTGCGCGGAAAACTTTTTCTCCATGTCCAGGCGCACGGCCGCCATCTCATTGGAGAGCTTGTCGAACTCTGGCCGCAGCACGGTCAACTTGGTGTACTCCTGAAACGTGGTGCGCCATTCGTTTTGCGCGACGTTGATCGCGGCCTGGGCTTTCTCCGCCTTGTCGGACGCCCGGTCCGACATCTCCCGGATGACGTCGTAGAGCTTCTCGGTGTCGGAGAACTTTTCAAGTAGCGATTTCTCCAGCGTCAGCCGGAACTGGCGCTCGGTCTCGAGGTCGCCATTGAAGCCCGCCTCCGCTTTGTCGGCGGACTCTTTTAGAAGCGCAAAACGCTCCTTCGCCCAATCGTAGAGATTGGGGCCGATGCGCTCGTGGTCGGTGCTCACCGCTCTCTTCGCTCCTTCATGTCCTGGCAATCCGTGCAACGGCTGCACCCGGGAACGGCCAGGCGCCGCGCCTCGGGAATCTCATCGCCGCAGTCCGCGCAGTGGAAGGCCGAGACGCCGCGCGGCGCGTGCCGTGCGACCTGGGCCAGCGCCAGCGCCCGGAATCCTTCCTCGGCCTCAACAGCGAAGTCAGCGACATCCACGCGCCTGTCCTGATGAGCGTCGCGGGGTCACGGCCGGTTGTAGCGCTCGCGGAGTTTGTCGTAGAACCGCTGCAGGCCTTCCACCTGCTGCGCGTTCGGCTCGCACACGTTCAGGCGGTTCCAGGCGCAGTTCTCGACGACGACGGTGCACTCGACCCCACCGCCTCCGGCGTCGGCGTCGGCCGCCACTGCTTTGGTTTCTGCTTCAGCGCCGGCGGCAGCTCGGGGAGCTGCGGGCTCTCCGACACCGTCGAGCAACCGCTGAGCAGCGCGAGACACAGGGCAGCGGGCAGGCTTCCGCGCCAGCTCGCGCCGCAATTTGTCGATCGTTTCATCGGCCTTCTCCCGTTGTTTGCGCTCGGCGGCGAGCGCCTCCGCCTCCGCCACGTTCGCGATTGCCGCGCCTGCGCGCTCGGTCGCGCGCGCCTTCGCGACGGCCTCCAACTGCGCCGTCAGCCAGCCGGCGCGCTCGTAGCGCATGCCGGCGTAGCCGGCGAACCCCGTCAGCGCCACCACGGCCGCGGCGGCCGCGGCGAGCAGCCAGGGCTTGAGCGAGATCGCGCCCGCGACCTTCGCGGCTGCTCCGGCGAGCCAGCCCATCAGACACCTGTTCCCAGCGGCGACGCGGCGGGCGCGCTCTGCTGCTGCGTGCGCGCCGTCGAATAAAATCCGATCATCACGGCCTGCAGCGCCGAAATGAAGCCGAGGATCGCGGCGATGATGGCGGCCACCTCGCCCCCGGGACGGGGGCTCGTCGCCGCGAAATCGATCGACCACAGCACCGTCTGCGTCGTGATCCAGATCATCCAGAAAAACGCGATGCGGCGCACGACCGCCCGCTCGTCGACGAAGTCGAGAAACGCGGTAACGATGACCTGCAGCCTGCTCATATCAGAGCCTCATGCCGGATGGGCGGGGGGACGGCGGCTGGAATATCTGCAGCGGCAGCACGACCACGGTGCGGTCATCGAAATAGAGCACGACGATGGTGTGATGCTGCACCGTATAGCAGCCCTCGAAGTGCCCGCGCTTCGGGTCGTGCCAGGTGGCGCGGTAGCACAGGTTTGCCACGGCTTCGAGCGCGCACGGCTCGTCG